GTATTGACATTTTTAATAAAATATAATAATATGTACATATCAGATATGAAGTAGTAAGCCCTGCCTTTCTGAAAAAGTTACTGCTTCTATATCTGAAATAAATATTATAAAGGAGTAATTATTATGAATAATGTACAATTATTAGGAAGGTTGACAAGAGATGTAGAGCTTAAAGAGTCAAAAACAAAAAACAAAAAATATGGAGTATTTACACTAGCTGTTCAAAATGGCGAAAATGCAATGTTTGTAGACTGTTATGCTTTCGATAAATTAGCTGAAACTATAGAAAAGTATGTAAAGAAAGGAAATAGACTTTTAGTAGAAGGAAGCTTAAATATATCATCATACACAGATAAAGATGGAAACAATAGAAAAAACACTTCTATAATGGTAAACAAAATACATTTTATTGAGTCAGCCAAAAAAGAAAATAAAGAAAATATAAAAAATACAGATGCATCAGAAGACTTACCATTTTAATTATAGGAGGTTTTCACTATGGCAAGAAAAAAGATAGAATTAACAAAAGAAGAGGCTGAGTTATACTCTGAACTAAAAAAATTATCAAAAAGAGCAAATCAAAGATTAGTAAGATTAGAAAAATTAACTGGTGAAAAAGGTTTATTTGCTTCTAAAACTTTATATGATTATTTGGAGTCAGTAGGAGGGTTATCTGAAAAAGGTAGAGTAAAAGTAGCTAAAAGTTTTACTGAAACTCAAATGATAGCTATAATAAAAGCAACTAAAAATTTTCTTGAGAACACTAAAAATTCTGTTACAGGTGAGCTTAAAAAACAAAAAGAAGCTATTGAGGAAAATCTAGGAAAAGAAATTTCATGGAACGCATTTAGTACAATGTACACAGCATCTGAGCTTTATAAATGGGCTGAAGAAGAATTTGGCTCTAATTTCTGGAAAGATTTTGCACCGCTTGTAGCATCATATTCAAAAACAGAATGGGTAGACTTATGCTCTATATATTTAGATAAAGTAAATGATGTTACAGTAAGAGATAAACTAAAAGTTTTATATGATTATTTAAAAGAATAGGAGTTATTATGAAATATTGGAGTGAGTATGAAGGTCACAATATTAAAGTTATTGGAAAACGAAAAAAATATGATAATACAATATTTACTTTTGATATTGAGACTACTTCATATTTCATATATAATGAAAAACAATATAAAACTATAAATTATTTAGATTTACCAGAAGAGGAGCAGAAAAAATGTACTTTTATGTCTACAATGTATATCTGGATGTTTGGTATAGATGACACAGTATATTATGGCAGAACTTGGCAAGAATTTAGGCTATTTTTAGAAAGACTGTTTTATTTTGGCACAGATATAAAAAAATATGTATATGTGCATAATTTAAGCTTTGAATTTCAGGCACTAAGAAACGAATTTAAATTCTCATATGTTTTTGCAAGGAAATCTAGGCATGTTATGAAGTGCATATTAGAAGATTTTAATTTAGAATTTAGATGCTCTTATTTTCTAACAAATTTAAAGCTAGAAAGACTTCCTGAAGAGTATAAGCTTCCAGTTAAAAAGCTCACTGGAAATTTAAATTATAGCTTAATTAGACATAGTAGTACAAAGCTTACTAAAAAAGAACTTGACTACTGCGAAAATGACTGTTTAGTAGTTTATGAATATATAAAATTAGAACTAAAAAAATATAAATATATTAAGAAAATTCCGCTTACTTCTACAGGGCATGTAAGAAAAGAATTTAAAGACTTAATAGAAAAAAATTATAAATATAGAAATAAAGTATCTAAGTCAATAAACACAGACGGTCATATTTTTAACTTACTTTTTAAAGCTTACGCTGGAGGATATACACACGCTAACTGGATAAAAGCAAATGAAATTATAAAAAATGTAACAAGTTTTGATTTTACTTCCAGTTATCCATATGTTATGCTTACTGAAAAATATCCATCTTCTACTTTTAAAAAATGTAATATAAATAAAATAGAGCAAATTTTAGATATATTTTGTTATATTGTAAAATTTAAAGCAAAAAATCTAAGATGTAAATATTTTAATACTTTTATATCGCAGTCAAAATGTGAATATATTGTAAACGGAAGGTATGACAATGGAAGGCTTTTAGGAGCAGACGAAATAGAAATAGTAGTTACAGATATTGATTTAAAGCTTATTTTTGAAACTTACAGCTTTTCAGAATATGAGTTTGAAGAGGTTTACTGGTCATCAAAAAATTATCTGCCAATTGAGTTTATAAATTTTGTTTTAGAAAAATACGAAAATAAAACAAAATACAAAAATGTAAAAGGAAAAGAAATACAGTATGCCTTAGAAAAAGCTATGTTTAATAGTTTATATCGGTTTATCAGTTACTAATAATATTAGAGATAGTGTTGTATTTGATAATACATGCTGGAAGGAAGTTCCTCTTACAAACGAAGAGATAACTAGTTTACTTGAAAAACAAAAAGATGCTGGCTTTATGAGTTATAGCTGGCGGAGTTTTTATAACTGCATATGCTAGGAGAAACCTTTTAGAAAATTTAATAAAACTTGACAAAAAAGTAGTATATGCAGATACAGACTCCTTAAAATTAGAGTCAGGGTTTGACGAAAATGTAATAATTAATTATAATAAAAAAGTAAAAGAGAAAATAAAAAAAGTATGTGATGACTTAGACTTACCTATTAAAAAATTTAAGCCTAAAGATTTAAAAGGTGTTGAGCATTGTATTGGTTTATTTGAGAACGAAACAAAAAAAGATTGTAAATACACTTATGACGAATTTATTACACAGGGAGCGAAAATATATGCTTATGTTGACTCTGAGGATAAAGAAATTCATATAACAGTATCTGGAGTTCCAAAGAAGCGGAGCAGTAGGTCTTAAAAGTTTAAAAGATTTTAAAGACAATTTTATATTTGAATATAAGCATACAGGAAAAAATTTAGTTTATTATAATGATGAGCAAGAGGAATTTTTACTTACCGATTATCATGGAAAAAAGCTAAAGGTAAAAGATAAGTACGGTTGCTGTTTATTGCCTACACAGTACACTTTAGGAAAAAGCACAGAATATAGAGACTTAATAGAGCATATGAGTTCAAAACATGCAGAATTTAGGGAGGGATAAAATGAACGATTTAGAATTTATAAAAGCATATAAAGATATGAAGTCTATTTCAGAAATTTGTGAAGAATTTAAAATAAATTATACTAATTTAATTTATGGAAAAACAACTTCAGAAAATGAAGAAAAAGTTGCAAATTCTCTAAAAATGGAAGTTCTTAAAATATATGCACTTTTAAAAATGAAATTGGAGGAAAAATAATGTCTATAAAGCAAGTACATTATAATATAGATAATATTGATAAAGAAAATGCAGATTTTAATATTATATTTGGAGAAAAATCAAACGGAAAAAGTTACCAAGTAAAACATAAAAAAGCTGTAGAGCATTATCTTGAGACTGGCAGAAGGTTTATTCTTTTAAGAAGGTGGAGAGAAGATATTTCTAATTTATGGATAGAGCAATATTTTGCAGATGTTGATGTTGCAAAGTTGACTAATAATAGATATAATTGTATCAGTCAATATAGGAAAGTTTTATATTTTTCTATATATGATGTAAATACAGGAAAAACTCAAAGACTTGAAAAAATCGGGTATGTAATGAGCTTGTCTACAGAGCAACATTTATCTTCAGCTTCTTTTCTAGATGTTGACATTATAATTTTTGAGGAATTTATGGAAAGAGGCTCATATATCACTGGAACACCTTCAGAGCCTGACCGTCTTATGATATTTTATTCGACTGTAGATAGAAAAAGAGGAACTACTAAGCTATATTTAGTTGGAAATTCTATATCAAGAGTATGCCCATATATTAAAGAGTGGGGCTTAGATAATATTTTTAGAAATATTAAACAGGGCGAAATTGTTACAAAAGAAATTCAAAATGAAGAGAATAAAGTAAAAATTGCTGTTGAGTATTGTTTATCTTCAGGTGGTAAAACAATGGCAATAGGTAATGCTTCAAGTATGATAGATAAAGGAGCTTGGCAGTCTTTTCCTCAGCCTCACCTTCCTAAAAGCTATAACAAATATAAAGTATTATATAGGTTTGGTTTTGAATTTAAAGGGTTTAGATTTATTTCTGAATATCTTCAAGACAAAGAGACAAAAGGAAGCCCTATCTGGTTTATATATCCATATCAAAAAGAATTTTCAGATAAAATTATAGTAATATCAGATAGAATAAAAGTAAGCCCTTACTGGCAAAGAGATGTATATAATATTTCAATAAAAAATGATAAGCTAAAAAATTTATTTTCTACATTTAAAGAAAATAAAATATTTTATTCAAGCGATATGTGCGGTACAGATTTCAAGCAAGTAATTGATTTTTCTATAAGGAGGTAATATGAATAGTAAAATTATATTAGCAAAAGGTATAAAAATTGATAGGAACTACACAAATGTTTTATCTTATTCAGAGGCAGATATGCTTACACTTTTAAGAAGTCAGGCTCATTTAGTAGTTGAGGCTTCAGATTATTCTTTTGTAAGAACTAACAACAATATTTGGTCAGGGTTTACTTATAGTGAATGTTTAGAAGCTAACTACATAGCTTTTCAAAACCCTAACTATTCTAATAAATGGTTTTTTGCATGGATAGATGATGTTATATATAAAGGGGATATGAATACAGAAATTTCTTTTACGGTAGATAGCTGGTCTACTTGGTGGGGTAAATGGCAGGCAAAACCATGCTTTGTTGTAAGAGAGCATGTAAATGACGATACTATAGGTTTGCATATAGTAAACGAAAATCTAGATGTAGGAGAAGTTATTGAGGAGTCAGAAGTAGAAGACTCTAGCTATTCTAGTGAGTACGGATATTGGGTGGCTGTTGCTAGTAACTGGACTATAAAAGATGGAAGCACTGGAAGTGAGTTACTTGAAAAAGATAAAGGAACGCAGCACGAAGGAATAACTGTTTATGATAATACAATATTCGGAACAAAATTATTTTTCTTTAAAATAACTGATATAGAAGACTTTATAAATTTAGAACTATTTTTATTTAGAACAAATTTAGACGGTCATATAGCAGATGTTGAAAATATATTTATAGTTCCTAATTTAGCTATTAATATTCCAGATGTAACTCAGCACACAGCATACTTAATCGATAATTCTAAAGAGTTTAATTTTTATACAATAGACTATGATTTAGAGCCTAAAACTTTTAACACTACAATAAATAAATTAAGAAGTTTTTCAGACTATACACCAAAAAATCGGCAAGTGTTTCGTTTATCCTTATAATTATTTGTTTGTTAGTAACAATCAAGGTACTAACAATATTTACAAATATGAAGATTTTGATACAGAAACATGCGTGTTTGAAAATCAGTTCTCAATTACTATAGGCGGAAGTGGTCGAGTTGTTCCAAAAAATTATAAAGGAATGCTCACAGCAGATGATGAGGCACTTGCAATAGGAAAATATCCTACATGTGCATGGTCTAGTGACGCATTTACAAATTGGCTTACTCAAAACAGTGTAAATAATGCAGTTAGTGTAGGCTTAACAGCAGGAGCAATAGCTGGAACTATAGCAACAGGAGGAGCTTCAGCACCTTTATTAGCTCTAGCATTATCATCAGCCCCTAATGATGTAGCAAGAGAAAATATACAAAATAGACAAAATTTAGCAAATGTTCAAAGTGGAGTTGGAACTGGTATGTCTATAGCTTCTAGCATAGGAAACTCACTAGGTCAGTTTTATCAGGCATCATTATTACCTAATATAAGAGGTGGACAAGCGACTGGCGATATAATATGGGCTTGTAATAGAAATATTTTTACATTTAGACAAATGAGAGTTAAGACTCAATTTTTAAGGCAGATTGATAATTTCTTTAGTAGGTTTGGATATAAAATAAATGATTTAAAAACTCCTAATATAACAGGTAGAAGATACTGGAACTATATAGAAATTGGAAATTCTGAAGAGATAGGATACGGAGAAACTCCATCAAAATATATGGAAGTAATAAATTCAGCTTGTAGAAAAGGTGTTACAATTTGGCACGACCATGAAAACATAGGAAATTATAATCTATCTAATGATATTTTATAAATAAAAATAAAAGAGGGTTTTATACCCTCTTTTTTAATTCTGATAGTCTGTATAGTATACTAAATATATATTTACAGTTTGTCCACTTGTAATTGCAACAGTTGAAGCACAAACACCATTTACATATACACTACCACGTACGCTTGTATTATTTACTGCAAGTATTGGATGTAGCTGTGAAGTTGGCGCAGGTACGTTTGTAAGTATACTTTCGTAAGCTGGAATATTAGCATTTGCAGTTCCATATATATTTATTATAACTAAATTTCCGTACCTTTTTTGGTAAGTCAAAGCAGTTGTTATTTTTGATGATACAGTAACATTTGGATTAAAGTCATACACATCATAGAAAATTTTGTCCACAATGTTTGGAATAATTTTTTGCGAATTACTTGACAAAACTAAACTGTTTTGCTGTGAATTTAAATAATTATTAAAATAGTTTAATGTTTTGGTATAATATGTATTTATATAAGCAAGCGCATTTGAAACTGTATTTAGTGAAGGATATAATGAGCAATTTGAAATAGTTATGTCATTAAATACCCAGCCAGAATTATAGCAATCAATTTTTAATAATAAGTTTTGTTCTTCACCATGGCAGTTATCCATTTTGAAAATTCTTTGCTGATGTGCAACAGGGTCAAATTGTGAACGTCCGTCTATAGTAACACCTGCTATAATAGAACTAATTTCACTTGGAGGCGTAATGTTTAATTGGTCATATAATCCGTTGCGGTTAATAAAACAATTTTCAAAAACAACTGATTTTCTGAAACTATTTTTTGCATAAAGACCGCCAAGTTTATTACATCTAAAATAACATTCTGAAAAAGTAACATATTCAAAAGGACAGTCTACATCTGAAACTTCTTCTATATATAAACCATGTCCAAAGTTGCATGAAAAATCACAATTATTTATTTCTGTAAGTTCCAAGCTTTGAAGCTCTACACCATTTGACCCACAATTAAATACAGATACATTTTTAAAATAATGTTTTCCTGAGATATAAGTGTCGTCACTAGTGTAAATTGTTTTAATTCCGACTTGATTTTCGTTTCGTAGCCATCCAACAACTGAAAGATTTTCAAGTTTAATTTGTCCATCATTATTATTACATTTTAAAATTGGATTTGCAGTATCTGAAATAATACCTGAGCCAGTTGTTAAAATGTCGTTTTTGTAATCATTAAAAGTTATATTAGCGCCATTTCCTGTGTTTCTTAAATATTCCCATCCTATATAACCATATGTTTTTGATGTATAAGTATGGTCTGGATATGGTCTATCTCCAATACCGTTTATTTTTACACCTTTTGTATCTATAGAATTTGAAACATAAGAATAACCATCAATTAATATTTCTCTTTCGTTTTCTTTTGCGTAATTAATAACATTTTGTAATATTGTAGTATCATCAGCTACAGAGTCACAATGAACACCATATTTTTTAGCTTCAATATAATAGTTATTCTCAATTAATTTAGCGAATAACCCGTTATTAAGTTCAATGATATTCATTGAATTTGCTACTAAATTTTCTAAAATTATATAAGTAGCACCTCCACCATCATTTATATTATAATAGCCTAAAGTTTTTGCGTAGCTACCTGCAATTAAATTTGTACCATTTTTTAAATCTGCTACATTATCAAAGCACCATAATGTTTTAGAATTTATATAAGTTGCTATTAATTCTTGAAGTGTACCATCTTCAGCCATTTCATCTAATTTATTATTGATTTCATCTTGTACATCTAAATTTTCAAAATAGTTATTCACATAATTTTGAAGGTCAATAAAAGCTTGAGATAGATTTTCTGTTTCTATTCCTAAAGAATTTAAGTTATCAATTATTTTATTCATTTCTTTTCCAAGCTTACAGAATAATTGCCAATTAGTAAGAGCATCAAAGTCAGCTTCTATAAATGGAAAATTTTCTAGTATAAACCATTTAAAAGGGTTTAAGTAATTATAGTTATATTTATTCATTTTTTCTCCTTCCTATACTAATTTATAAAATAGACTAGATAAGTCCTTAAATATCATAGTATATATTGAATTTATATTTGTTTGCATCTCTTTTAAAATTTCAATTTTATTTTGTGGAGTTCTGGTAATTGTTTCCGTATAAGTATTATTATCTGTTCCATTACTATTATTTTGTGAAGAGCCTTCACTTGTACTTGAGTCAGTTCCTGAAGCTGTATTTGTATCGTATGAATAGTTTGTTACATATGAGCCATCTCTTAAATTCTGAAGCTCGTTTTGTGGAAGCTCTGAATTCCTTCTATCTGAAATATTTGAGCTTTCAGTCTCACTAGAGTTAGTAAGTGTATTAGATGATGCACTTGTAGAAGAGGTAGTTCTATTATCCTCGCCAGTTCTTGTAGTAATTTCTCCATCATTAAAAATATTCCAGTTTTCTAAAGCGTCAAACATTTTATTATACATAGGCATTATCTCGTTAAGTTTTACATCTAACTGTATTCTAAAAGCAGTTACTGTCTCGAAGCCTATTCGTCTTTGTAAAAAATGATTTAAAATCATTGTCTCAAATTTTTCTTTTGAAATTTTATTTGTAAGCGGATATTCAAAGTTGAATATTGTGCTTCTACCTTCTTTTGCTAAGTCTTTTATTTTTGTATATTCGTCTTCCTCTTTATCTCCATTTACTATAGAATTTAAAACTGCATATAATGTAGGAGGCTTTGAGCAATTTGGAGGTAAAAAAGGAAAAAACATAGGATAAATTCCATAGTTATAAAATATCGGTTCCATCTTCTTTCTCCTCGCTTTCCTCTAAATATATATCCTCAGTTTTTTCTGAGCTTGGAAGTCCGTCATAGTAACTAACTTCTAAAGGCTTATCTAAAACTGAACTAAATTTTTTATTTATCTCTTCTACAGCATCTAGTCTAGGCTCATATCTTGAAAAACGACTGGCAATAGTTCCGCCCTGACTTGCTAATACTTCGTCTTTTATGTTTCTCTCTTTTTTCTGGAAATTCATATTTGCTATTCCTATTAGTCTTAAAAATTCGTTCCAGTCTTTTTCTTTGTGCAAGTCAATTTTATCTGCAACATATGGAGCAGGAGCTAAAACTATTGTAGTATCGTCTAAGTCTAAATCTTCATAAGCAATTACTGTGTTTTCATATCCATCTACATTATTTACTAAGTCTCGAATTGAGACTAAGTCATCAGACTTTGTTTTCCAAAATCTCGGCGTTCTTTGCTGACCGAATATTGACATCGGTCGTTTTGGTGTCTAGACTTAACCTTTCGGCATATTGTAAAATATCTAGCCATAAAGGATACTGCCCGTTATTATCATACATAATAACAAAATCATCTTGCTTAGTTATCTCTTTTGTATATCCATTTTGAGAAGTAACTTTTATAGCTTGAGGTCTTCCATATACATCAGGTTTTCCAAGTACTGTATAAGGAAGAGCTAAAAGCCCTAAAACTTCATCTACAAAAAATGCTATTGAGCCTCTTCTTACTAAGCATTTATTTACAAAAGCCTTTGAAATATATTTCGGCATATTTTTAAATTCAAAAACATTTTCAGCAAGTGTAAGAAGCTGTCTTTTATACATTTCGTAAGTTTTAAAATAGGATAACTGAGAATTTATTAATTTTGCTTGCATATTGTCTCCTTTCTTTTTTAATATAAAAATAGGTAACAACAAATAAAAGTTGTTACCTTAAAATTTTTACTTAGGCAACTGTTATTGTTGCAGTTCCTGTTTTAGTATTATCATAAATTGAAGTAGCTGTTACAGTTACGCTTGTAGCTGTAGCATCAGATGGAATTATTAATTTTCCTGCATCAGAAATTCTTATTCCGTCGCTATAACTATCTGAGTCAACACTCCAATAAACAGCCTTATTTGCAAAGCCAGTTGTAACAACTGTAGCAGATAATTCTAAGTTTTGTCCTTTTGTTACTGTAGCAGTAGAAGGACTTACTGTAACACTTGTTACTCCCTGAGCTGTTACTGTAAAGCAAATTGCATTTTCAAAAGGTGAGCTAGATACTGAGCCCCAGATGTGTAACCAGTGATTTGTCCTTAATGTTTGTGGGTTAAAGAACTCAGTTTTTCTACCTTCTGCCATATTATCTAAACCGTATCTGTAATTTTGGAAAAAGTCGCTTCCAACTATTACAGCAGGAATTTCTTGCAACGCTGTCATTTCGGCTGCAGTTAAAGGTACATATCCGTCTACATATTCATTTGGAATAATATCTCCATTGTCATCTCTTTTTGCAAATACTTCAGCTAGTCTAGGAAGGTCAAAGTTTCCAAAGCCATCGCATAATTCCATATTAGCTTTCATTTCAGCATCACTTCTAAAGTAAGAAGTTGATAAAACATTTGTAGTAAATTTAGCATCGAATTTTGTAGAAACTATTGCGAATTGGTCTTCAAAAGCTGTAGCTTTTCTTATTCCTGCTGGGTTAAATTTAGGAGACCTAAATGTCATATCATTTGAATATCCTTTTATTTCAGCAACAATATCTCTATCAGTTTTATTTGCAAAGTCTTCAATTTGTACTGCTGTTACAGTTCCGTCTAAAATTCTTCTAGCTAGCATATATTTTGATACTTGGTAGTAGTCATATTCCATACCTTCATACAAGCTATTAATTATATCATCTATCAAAGAGAATAAATCTCCTCTTTCGAAAGCCATTGCCATTTGCTCATCTGAAGTAGTAGTCTTATAAAATTTTTGATAATTTATCTCATGTAAATAACTTAAAACATTTGGAACTTCAGTTTTAATAAAGTCATGTGGTCTATTTACGAATTCGTTATAGTCATATACATTTGCAATATCTGTTATAACTTCTCTTATTTGCTGTCCATAAGTTAATGTACCCTTATCAGTAAATTTTTTCCAAGGGTTCTCCCAGTGATTTCTAGTAATTACAGTTAACCCTATTAAATTTATTGTATTTAAAAATGCGTTTTTATAAACAACATTTGACATTATAATTTTGCCTATACCATTTATTGACTCGCCTTGTACAGGAAGGTCAATATTTTCTCTTAAAACAGGAGTTTGATTTATAACATAACTTAAAAGCTCTGCTGAGTTTGTTACATTCAAATTACCCTGTGCAATTCTTTTTCTTGACATATTTTATCCCTCTTTTCTTTTTTAAATTTCTTTAATATCAATAACTTCTTTTTCTTCTAAGCCTTCGTCTTCGTCTTTTTCTTCTTTTGTTTCTTCTTGCTCACCGTGTAAAAATCTTTGTTTGTATTTTTCTTGTAAGTCATTTAGCTTAGCTTGTAATTCATCAATTTTAGAAGTATCTACTTCAGCTACCTCCATAGAGTCCTCGATGTCTTCTAAAAGCTGAATAGCAACTTCATTATCAGATACAAGCTCGTTAACTTTCGCTTTTAATTCCTCTTTGCTAAGTTTCATTATTTGTATCCTCCTTCCTAATATTTTTAGCTGGCATAGAAAAACTCATACTGTCACATAGTTTTTGCATAACTATTGTGTTATTATTTATAGCATCTTTTAATTCGTCTTTATATGCTAGCATAATAGTTGTATGCTGTTCGTTTAATTTAGCTGTCTCGTCTATGTTTTGGTCTGTTATATATTTTACATACCAAGCCATTCCAAGACATGCTACTATCGGAAAAGCATAGCTTCCTAAAAGAGTTGCAATATCCATTTATACAATCTCCTTTCTTTAGTTTATATTATAATATTATATAAAAAATTTTTTGTCAATAATAAAAAAGCAAGTATTTTATTACTTGCTTTTCAATACAATAAAGAAAACACACGGTTACATTTACCTTTTTAATTATATGTTAAAAATTTTTATTTGTCAATATTTTTATTTCTTAATTTTTTTGCATATAAAACCCATGGAAATTTATTTTTCTTTCTAGCTCCTGTAGGTACTGGAGGAATATACTCTTCATAATGCACAATAGTTCCTCGTTCGTTTGGTATTCCTAAAGCAGTCGAAGGGTTTAAAAATGTATCATAGTTCCATGCAGGAGTTGTAGCATATTCTAAATGTAAATGTATTCCTGTTACATTTCCAGTTGCTCCCATAACTCCTACTTTTGTGTTTGTGGTAACAAGGTCTCCTGCATTTAGTAAGCTTGCCTCTCTCATGTGGCAATATCTCCAAAAGTTTCCGTTTAAGTCCTGAATTAATATTTGATTTCCTAGAGTATTATCAAAAGTTTTAGAATATACTGTACCTGTGCAAACACTATATAAATCAGGGTTTGCAGGAGTTGTTCCATATGGAGCAAAGTCAGTTCCTGTGTGAAACCTAGACCAATTAGGACCTGTTTCTCCATATACTGCAGTTAAAATTGTATCACTATGAACTGGTGAATTATTAATTGTTACTTCTGCCATTATTCTACATAGTCCTTTCCGTTATAATTTCCGCAAATATATCCAGATGGAATACGAAGCCAAGCGTTATTTTCTTCGGTAATAGAGTCTAGACATGTTACTCTAGTTCCTTTTTTAAGAACTGCTTTTTCTTGATTATAGCTATGCTTTTTGGCGTCTTCAGTAAGTTCAAAATACTGCTTTATTCTATAATCTGTGCCTGCCCCTGCCCTTACATGAAGGTCTACTTTAGTTGTATATACTTTTCCTATTTCATAAACATTTTTAGCTGTTTCTGGAGTATTTATATCATCATATTTTGTCAAATTATTAGCATTTATTATACTCATAATAATTGTGATATAATGAGGGTCTGTAGCATATCCGCCTTCTTTTATTCCTGTTATGCATTCTAACGGAGTAAGCCTATTTAAAGCATGCTTATATCTAGATAAATTACATATTAAGTCAAAATAGTCTTTTACACTATTCTCTAAAGAGTCATAAGCTCTAAAACTATCAGTAATATTTGTAAAAGTTATTCCGTCATAACATTCTTTTGTTTTTGCGTTATACACTTTTCCGCCCCAGCTTAAAGAAGCTTTTATTCCAAAAATTGCATTTGCTTTAATCATTATTTGACTTTTACCCCAGCCAGTCTCACAAATAGCTTGAGCTATTACAACTGAAGGAAATAAAGGTTTTCCTCTTTTATTATTTTCAGCTATTACTAATTTTGATACGGTATTTAAAAATTCATTATTAGTCATAGTATTTACTCCCTTTCCTATAAATTTTTAATATAAAATTATCTATCATATTTTCTATTGCTCCTACATTTACATCAAAAGTAAAATATGCGTCCCATGTATGATATAACGTTTTTTTGAACTGAAAATCTCCTACCATAATTGTAACATCTATACTATATTTTCGCAAGTCTTCATATTTTACTGCTATTTTACAATAATTATATTTTTTCTTTAATCTCTCTTCAATTTTATCTTCCATTTTTATTCTCCTTTGTTATAATTCTATTTGCTTTTACAAAATTATTACAGTTTTCTATATTTTTATCTGCTTTTTTGCAGTTTAGAAAATATCCGCAGTTTATACACTTATTTATCATAATAGCACCTTTGCACCCTCTTTTTTCTACTTCGCATGAGTCAAGTTTTTCTTTGCAATCTTTTATAAAATTATCACTGAATTTGAAAAAATCATTTATGGCTTTTTCAATATTTTTTAGTTCTTCCATATTAATCAGCCCTTTCTTAAATTATACTTATTTTATAACCTTTAGGCGATATAGTATCTTTTTCTGAGTCAAGCATAAATACAGTTATAAATTGAATTTCTGCACTTTCAATGTATTTAAAATCTAAATGAGCAATTAATTCCATAAATTTTTCTTTAGTTATATAAGTTTTTGGCGAAATTATTTTTCTATCTTTTTTATCATATACATCTTCAATTTCCATATATCTACTCCTTTTCTAAAAGTGATTGCAAAACATATTTTATTCCTCCCTAAATTTAAAATGTTCTAATATTTCCTGTATACATTCAACATTTGTATTATTTATTTTTATATCAATATTTGATTGTGATATATCATTATAAATATTATCATAAAATTTTACTAATTTATCAATTCTTAATATTAATGTGTTAATGTCACTTTGATATTCTGTATGCGGTGCATTAAGTACAAATCTTATTTCTATTGGTTCTCTATTCATGTTTTATTTTTTCACCTTTCTATAATAAAATAGTATAAATTTGTTGTGCTAAATCTTTTTCTATTTTTGCATTTTGTACAATTATATCTTCTTTTTTAAATAATTGTAATAATCTATAATATTCTTCAATCTTATTCTTGCATAAATCTCGTGCAAAATTCATTTGCTTTTCTTTTCCTTTTATTATTTCATCTTTTTCGTGAATTACATTACTTAATATTTCATCATTACTCATGTTTTATTTCTCCTCCTATAATATTATTTGTGATATTTTTTCTGCTAAGATACCTCCGCACTATTGGAAACCATATAAAAAATGTTCCAAGTATTAGTTCTAATAATTTTCTCATTTGTATCATCTCCTTCCTTTACTTTTCTTCACATATAATGCTTAATAATTTTAAATGCGTATTCATATTAAAAGTTTTTATTGCATCACTTATATTATCAGCATATATATTGATATGACCATAAGTTTTTGATTTTTTATTATAATATCTAACTTCATATTTATTCATAGTTCTATCCTCCTATTAATATAATTGTACCATATTTTATTATTTTTGTCAAATA